ATGCTACTCGTATTTCTTTAAACAAAAATGCTGAAGTTTTTGATTCAGTATTTCACGCTAATGCAACAGCTAATGAAGCGATCACTGAAGCCTTCGTTAAAAACAAGATTTCGTTAACTCATGATACGCAAATCAAACCTTTGTTCCTCACAACACGCCAAGCGTTGTTGACACCTGTGCAGACAGGTGAGAGTGTCCCGTCTGCAACATCATCAGAACCTACCACACGAGAGCTGGCACACCAAGCGTTGGATGTCAGTGGTAGTGACTCAGATGAAGATGATGAGTTAAATCCTCCTGCCGATGAACTTAGACATGGGTTCATGCACTGGGCGGGTGAAAAAATTGGAACCATTGCTGAAAAGCTCTATTCTGTTCCTCAGTTCTTTACTGTTTTTATTGTTAGTGTGTTTGCTTTTGGGCAAACCATTGCTGGATGGACTCTAGCTACTGCGGCATACACTACGTATGTCTTTACAACCCTAAACTGGGCCCGGTTTGCAGTTCTTTTTTCTGCAACCTTTGATATCATCTACTTTTATATAGGTGGTTGGACTTATGCAATTCTGGCCGGATTTTCTTTTATTATTTATACCTGGATTGGACCTCGTGTCTATGAATGGCGTAAATTACCTATCCGACTATACCATGTTGGCAGAGATGCATTTCTTAAACGCTACTTAGAAAGAAGAGGATTATTGGCTAACCTCGGTTATGGTGTTTACAAGGCAGTTAGAGAGATTCTTGATTTTGTTAATATCAAGGACATTATTACTGGAATAACACTCGGTTATACAGTATATTCAGTGTTGAGATGGCGTAAGGATGTTTACGACACTAACAAAAAGATTAAGGAACGAGAATCATTGGAGAGCGCTAATGCTCCTATCCATTCTGGTTTCAAAGCTGGTTTAAGTGTTTTGGCTTTAACTGGTAAACTCACATTTGCTAATATGAAACGTATTGGCGAACTCTTTGGACCAATATTGGCTTTGATAGACACAATTATCAACATATTGGATCGTATGCATAAAGAAAAGCATGCGGCTCTTGTAAAGGGAGAGATCCCCGAAGGGTCCAGAGTTCCTTTAGACTACTCCGGCCTTGGCCTTGAAAGTGCAAGCAAGACTGACTCTGCTAAATTGGCTGCGTTCTGTATGGGACGTGACCACACTCTCGAAGCCGGAGAAATCTCGGACTATTTTTCAAAGCTCGACGAATGGGGTAGCTTGTCCATTTGGGACATTTTATCTTTCGCTGCCGACTCCGTATTGCTTGCCGGAGATACCATTATCAAACTGATACGACGTTTGATTAACAAAGTCAAGAAAGTAATTAATGAATTGACTGGAATGAATCTTGATTCAAGGATCATTGGTATTTTGATTGGCTTAGCAGTTGCCCCTCTCTTTTGGTTTATCTATGATAGATATTTAAGAACCAAGAGACCTGAACTCACCATAGCTACTGGTGAGGTAGATAAAAAGCTCGAATCTAGTGAATCTAGTAAAGTCTCATTTAGTGAGAAACTGGCTGCATGTGCTAAAGAATCAGCTCGTTTTGAAGTGAGTGATGCAGAAGAAGAACAAGAAGAAGAGGAAGAAAGAGATTACAGGTTGGCAAATGATGAACCTGAACACTTCCGTGAGATAGATCGATGGGCTAACATTATTGATAAATACGGTGAAGATCTAGGGAAAGATAGAGGAAAAGAAGCTTATAGCAGATATCGTGAAGATCTTGCAGATCTTTATACTAACATTGATGAACGATATCAACAAGCTGAAGCCGAGTATGAGTATAACCGTGATCCCCAAGCAGGTTATATGTTAAATGCTATGGATAGTTTCCGTCACCGAACCCAACGACTTTTGTCTCGTGCTGCAAACAAAGCCTCAAAATGGGAAGAAGCTGAGTACAAGTCAGGAATGTACCCCAAGAAAGGACGTAGACAAAATGAATACAACGACTACGACTCTGAAGGCGCTCGCAAACAGCAAGTTGCAGACCCAAATGCTATTGCTGGTAAAGCCAAATTCAATCTTGAATTTGAAAACACTCGTATTAAGAGAGATGTTTTAGAGCTTGCCAATCGTATTCATCAGATCTCTGTTAAACACGCAGAGCATGTTAAACCAAAAGAATCAGCTGAAAGTGCTATGATCGCCAAACTACTTGATAAAGTAGCTGTTCTTGAGAGTCATATCCAGGAACAAAAAGCAGCTGAATACTCAGAAGATGAGTATGATGTTATGGATGAAGAAGCCATTTTGGAAAGTGCTCGAAATGTTGGTAAAACAGTTGTTGAGAGACCAGACATGGTTACTCTCAATGAAAGGATGAATGCCCTGATTACAGAAATCAAGAGACGTGATCCCAAGGCCAAAACTTACGTCCTGGTCAAAAACAAAAAACTCAACCCTGTTGAGAAGAAGCGCGCTGTGATTCGTGAACTTGAAAAGAGATTGTCGAACATGGACAAGTACTCTCCTGCTGAGAACGGCGCTACCAAAAATGACCCAAACAACAATAACAAGCCCAAAGTTATTACAAATGCCCAGCTCAAAGGTATTAAACAGCAGGTTAAGAAATTGAACGAGAGCGTCTCCGATCTTAATTTAGAAAGCGCCCAAAATGGGAATTTCCCTATTCCAGCCCCTGCATACACAAACGTGTTAGTATTAGCAGGCGATGATGGTCAAGTTGATTTGACTGCTGGTAAGATTGGTAACTACATTGTTTCCTGTGCCCACGGAATCCTTCAAAACAAACAAAAAGGAGATATGGCTAATTTATATATCTCAAACAAGGATGGAAAAGGCGTAGCAGAGAAAGAAGTTATCAAGATTCTACATATCGATCATGATATGGACATCGCTATTATGTCCCCACCAAAAAAGATCCAGGGTCTTAAATCCCTAACTCCTGTCCTTCCAAGTCCCGGAGAAGTAGTCCAAATTGTTGGCTACAGTATTATTGCTGATGAAATTCAAGGATCAGCCGGTTATTTGGATACCGTCGATGCAAATCGTCATAAGGTATCTACCGCTCCAGGTTGTTCAGGTGCTCCTGTTGTTCGTTACAACACCAATCAGGTGGTTGGCATTCATGTTGCTGGTGGAAATACAGACAACCCCATGAACCGAATGGTTCCGTTCAATGAAGCCTTGGTTGCCAGGTTGCTGGCCCAAGACATGCTCTTAGCAAAAAACTAAAATTCCCAGGACCGGGAGTGGATCTCCCGGCCTGGGTGCCCTGGTGGCGTGATATGTACTTGACCCCCCCACCAGGAGGAACTGTTGTCTCGACTCAAGAATTAGGTCACATACTACAAGTCGGTTTCTTGAGACAACAGAAAAGAATCAAAATTACCGACACAATTGCCTCGACTGAGGCTGGAAAGTTCCTTAAGGAGTTTGACCCTAACGGTACTAAGTTCAACAAACCCAAAAACTTTGTTCTTGTTAACCCTGATTTTCAGTGTGAAAAGAACCAACTCATGTTATTAGGCTCTATGACTAATGAACGACCCTTAGACATTCCACAAGATGTGGATCGTAAAGCTATGCGCTTATTGTCTGAATTTTATCACCGTGCTGGTGTTTTCTCATCCGTTATCCCTGTTGAAGAGGTAATGTACAATCCAGATGGATCTTGCGGGTATATTCTAAATCGAATTTATCGCAGCAAGGGAGAATTTGTGAAACATGGAGGTCTACTTGTAGACTATCCATGGTATCGTAAAAATGCCCATGTTGAAAATATTCCACAATTGTTTATGAGCAAGGCCAAAAAGGAATTACTTACCAAAGCAAAAGCAGATGAAAAGAACACACGATTATACGAGTTTTCAAACGTATATCATTTCTTTTCGACAGCACAAGACAATCAAGCTTTTAACAAGCGTCTTTACAAACTCAAGCAGTTCAATGCTGTAGGTTCATCCTTCCAACGGGGAGGATTTCATGAGTTAATTACGCGACTCGAGCGGTTTAGAAATCGAGAGCGTCACTGTTTCTT